TTTAGCTTTCATTGCATCAATCAAAAATTGTTTGTCACCATCCACTCTGAAATCTTTGAAGGCGTTGGGGGCAAAATCAACGATTGTACTCCCTTTGTATTTTAAAGGTCCTTTACCTATTTTACTCCTATATTCAGCAAAATCTTCAGTACTCATTCCAACCTCATTACCATCATCATCTAACAAATAGATTTCTGTTGGCATATGGACAATGTTGTCATCCCAATCGAATGCGTAATACTTTAAGTCTGGTGTCCCCTCGGGTTTTATTCCCTCTCGTAATATTTTTTTCATTAGGTAATAAAAAAGTGGGGGGTTTTGGACCCCCCGTTTTTATTATATATTTTCAAACGAAGCACCTGTTGGTGTGATAAAGAACTCAATATCTATGAACTCCAAAGCCTTCGTTGGTTTAAGGTAAATTTTACCTGTGAGAGTGTTTCTGTCCAAGTCTTCAGGTGAAGAAGAAACAGTAACACGGAAGTCATATAAACCTCTATCTCTTCTGATTGAGTCAAGTATAGGGTTTACACTATCCAAGAATTGTTGTCTTACGATTTGGTCGTTTTGTTCAAATAACAATCTCACTGCTACAGCTGAAATCAACTTACGAGCTTGTAACAACAATCTTCTTACATTCAATCTGTTCAAAGCTGTGTCAGCAACTTGGAGGGTTTTATTACCCCAAATTACAGTTCCTACGTCAGCGAATGTCGCAATTGGGTTGATTCTACCTTGATAAAGTGTATCTCTATCTTGTTGAGTAAGTTTTACTCTCGCCTTGATTGAGTTTACTAAACCTCTTGTGTAACCAGCCGATGCAAACCATGGGAAAGAAATGTTATCTGTAAGAGCTAAGTTTCTACATACTTCACCTGTTGGTGGGATATAGATTTGTGTATTATTCACAGTATCTCTTACTAAAATCCATGGATAATAAGTTGCGGTGTAGTTAGAATCAATACCTGTATTATCAAGATTGTCTACCGCTGTTTGTGGGTAAATGATTTGATTTTGGTCTGTTGAATCTGGTAGTAACATGTTATAGTCAGGGGTAGTGACAATGTAAATTGAGTCAGCTCTTTGGAACTGAATCATATCTATTGCTGCTTCTACAAGAGTTTGGTTATAAACGTAATCGATACTTGCAGTTGCAAAAACATTTATATTTGTAGATTCTGGATTTGCAAAAGTAAGAATACCAAGAAGATATGCGTAATAGTCTGTATTTGCAAATGACTGACTGTCAGCATCAACGGTGATATTTTTGAAAGTACCGAAACCAGTTGCTGTTGGATATCTTGCCGAAGTACAAGCTCCTGCCAAGTAACCAGTACCACCTAAAGCGAATCTATCTTCATTAGTCCTTCTTTCTTCATAGATGTCCCAACCGTCAAAACCACCCGCCATACAAAGTGTGAACTTTCTAGAGTAAATAAAATAATATGGATTATCCTGACTACTTGGATTAGAAGTGAAATCAGCAACACCACATTCGAATGCTGTTTGACCACTTGTTGTGAACTCATTACCAATAGTCACCACCGTAGCACCTGAGTCCAAGTGGAAACCTTTAGTTAAACCGTTCCAAGGTGCCGATTCAGTTGCGGTACAAAAACCAACAACAGGATTCTTTTGACCTAAGTATTGCAAGAACGCATCCTCAATAGTAAATAAGTAAGAGGATGACATACCGAGATAAGTTCTACGAACAACGTCACCAGGAGAAGTAACCGTATTTGCACCACCTGCAGCAGAACCAAAAGGTGGGTCAAGAACTACCTCTTGAGGGAAATTGTATTTTGTCTTATAGAAAATCATTGGTGCTTGAACCGCTGTACTTCCATAGATTCTTTGAGAATAACCATTGAATCCACAAGGAAGTGCGTCTACTGGAGCATTCTCAGCCATTTCAACCATAATATATCTTGAAATCAATGCGTATTCCCCATCCTGAGAACCAATTTTTTTAGCGATAAAATTATTACTTGCTGGGTCTAAAACGCAGTTTTGGAATTTTTCAATTACGATAGGATTAGCATCTGTATCAAAAAACTGTCTTACCAAAACATCAAAAGTCATGTTGTCAAAAGAAAGATTTGCAATTGAAATCTTCACCTCTGTGTTAGCCGCATCACCATCTGAAATCGAAATAAATCTAAATAAGTTATAAACCTTATTACCTCTAAGTTCTGAAACTAAGAAAGGTGATTTTGGTGATTGATATCTTTGTAATTTCCAAGCAATAGAATCTGAAGCCAAACTTCTAGCCGAGTCCAAAGCAACCATATTACAATTTAAGCCACGGATATAACTTTGGTTGTAAGCATATTCTAAAGAACCTGCATACAACTCTTCAACAAAAATAGGAGTCTCAAATCTTGGTTTATCAAAGTTACTCACTCCTAAAACTTTTGTGATAAATTGTGATGAGGTAGTAAGTAATGAATTCTCAAATGAAAATGTATTACCATCTCTTGTTACACCACTAAGTAAGAAAGTTGCAAATGGGTCTTGTGTGACACCTGAATATTGATTTGTACAAATCATATCTAAGTCTGTCGAACCTGTAACTTCGTATATTGGACCATGATTTGGACCTGAATTATTTGTATATAAAGAAATACCTCTCGACCTCAAGGTTGCAACAACCATGTTATTATAATCAGGATAAGCAGTACCCGAGAAATTATATATGTTTCCTGAAACAGAACCTGTAAAGGTACCTGAACCAATATCCTGTATATCATTTATGTAGAAATCCCAAGAATAACCATCATAAGAATTATTAGCTCCTGGGTCAAATGTTGCATAGAACCATGTATCATTGTCCGATGAACTTAGGTCATTGAACGCTAAATTTAAATTATTTACTCCGAACGCATTGTTAGTACTACTGTAAGTTGATGTGATACTATTATAATCTGCATCAGGTACAGAACCATAAAAATAAGATGATGTTGCACTCAAAGTGTTATCACCTAAGACTTGTTGTATATAGTTGTCTAAACTCGCTTGGTAAGTGGAAGTGTTTCCATTAGATAAGATATATTGAGTTGTAAAATCATTTGATACTTCTGTAGGGAAGGTGTTACCCCAAACAGTCACGGTAGCCGTTGTTGCTGTAAATGTATTTGTAAACGAAGTCGTACCGGTTGAGTCAACGGTTGTAGGGTCTACGTTTGCAATAGTTGTGATTGACCAAGAAGGACCCGCGTCATAACCTGATAATCCCAATACCCTTGTAACAAAAAGTTGATTTGATTGTTGTAAGTAAGATTTGGCTATATAAGCAGCTTCATACTTTGGTATCTGAGTGTTTACAAATTTTACCGGTTCAGTGCCACCGAAATAGGCTTGGAACTCGTCGTAATTTGTAATGAAGATGGGTTCAAATGCTGGACCTTTTATTGTCTCTCCTACGAGACCTAATGTTGTTACCCCCACACTCTGAGCTACGAACGATAAGTCGGTCTCAGAAGTGTAGACACCAGGTGACACATATACTTTTTGATTTACTTGTGCTGTTGCCATTATTAAATTATTCTATTGCAGATTTATTTTACTGATAAATATTCTAATAATTATGAAAAAACTTTGATTTATAATATCTATTTGATAGTAGGCAGAATAAATTCTACCTTTTTTCTACCATGAAAAAGAAACGAGAAATAAAGAATATCAAAATAGACCCTGCTGTCCACGATTTACTAAAAACCTATTGTGAAAAAAGGGGAATAAAAATTTATAAGTTTTTGGAAAACTTGATAATAGAAAAGTGTAAAGAAAAGAAAGATATATACGGAGAGAATTAAAATAGACTGTTTTCCAAACCTATAACAGCATCTTTAGTATTATCAAGTTTTACAACAATTACTTCCAGTATATCTTGGTTGGTTACCTGAATCAAAGGAACGTTCGTTCCATAAAAATCACCATTTATATAAACATCGTAAGAGTCAACGTTCGTGAGATTTATAATTTTCATGTCCGCGGTGAAATAAATTTTATCGGTCAAAGTTGTATTACCCACAACAAACAAAAGTTCAGATGGGAATGATTGTGGTGACTTTGGCCAAACTTCTCTTCTCCTACCAAGATTACTACCATCAATTTCAAAAACCTGAGCCATTCTTTGTATGGCGGGTTTGACTTGGAATTCTTCTTCGTCTATCAAATATCCTAACATAATGAACTCATATGATTGAATATAAAATTTTCTAGAATCAATATTGAGTTGAGACTCATCCGAAATATTCTGCATTATTATAGGAACATACTGACCTTTAATGAAAGTATATGCCTGTCTTGATGCAAAAGTTTGTAAAACATTTTTGTTCAGTTGATTCAACTCTCTCATCCTGTTACAAATTATTTTCACAGAATAAGTAACATCTACAGGAACGGGTTGTGGGATTGTGTATATATCCATACCCTGCATGTTTCCATCCCAAGTGGGAACTGACGCATAATAAAATTGTTTTCTATTCGGTATATTCCATCTAAGAGCCGGATTGGTACCGTACTTCACTTCGGGGGTTCTTACAACGGTAACGAAAGGAGGTTCAGGATTATTATCTAAATCTACAAACTTCCAAGTTTCAACATATTGAGACCAGTTTTGTGTAGTGAGTATAATATCTAAAACAGGGATTGTCTTACCAGCGGTCACTACTTTCAATTCGTTTTTAACAAAGTCCAACATACCTCTGTCTAAGTCCGCATGTAAAACTGACTTTGGTAAATAAGTTCCATCTTTGTTTATATATTCCAAAAGTTCTTCTCTTCTAGAATACAAAGTTTTTTTTGGAACTAACGGTAAAGTTGGTTTAACTTGTTTAGGTAATGGCATCTTACTGAGTTATGTAAATTTTATTTTTCATATTCACCATTTCAACTTCTTCTGCAAAATAAACTGGCTTGTCTGTACCTTTGAGTACGAATGTATCATTCACATATGGATTATAGGTCACAATCAAATCACTATAAGGTTCCTCAATTCTATCACAAGGAAATTCACAAAAATCCAAAAGTGTACCTATGACAAAAGCATGTACATTTTTTCTTTTCTCATCTCTAACTCTTTCTTTTCCACCTGGTCTAACTCTGAACTCAACGTCTTTCAATCTAACGTAGTCAGCATGCATTATAACCTTTCCCAAATATGAAATTGAAAATGTCTCCCTGTTCAAGTTATAGTAGACCATAACTCTTTGTCCCATAAATAATGAGTCAAATTGTGACTCTGTAATTATCAATTTCATTATATTCCTCTAAATTCGTTTTCACTTACCCAAGTTGCCTCTATTGTTCTATAGAAAGGCTTGTAACCAGCGTATGTGTGTTTATTGTCTGATTTTACTCTTCCGTCATTTATTACAGTGTAATATCTGACTCTGTCTTCCGTTTCATAATACCCTAAATAATCTCCCATGTTCACTTCGACTTGTAAATCATCCAAAGTTTTTTGATAAACAGAAAATTTCATGTTACCAGGTTCCTGTTGTTTTACCCTAGAGTTACCAAGCAATTTGTTGGTTGGTGCCAATATTTGAACCAAACCTTTAAGTTCAACAGGTGCCATAAATTGAATGCCGTCCTCAAGTACCTCACCATATACATCATCAGTTTTAGTTTTGTATCTATCAATTCTGTATAATACAACAGTGAAGTTCATATCACCAATCAACCACTCCTCACCCATATCAATATCCAAAGAATAATCTTCCCCACCAAAGAACTTACCTAATCTTGTTATCGGAACTAATTTTTGCATATATTGATAAATAGTTTAAGTTTTATTATATTACAAGCAAAAATTTTTCATAAACCATGGAAATAAGACCACCAAAAAAAATATATCTCAAAGACAGTACAACTCATGGGTTGGGTGTTTTTTGTTCCGAAGAGATACAATATAATGAAATTATTGACACTTGCCCATTTTTACTCTTCCCACACCGAAGACAAGAAAAATTACCCTTT